GGAGGTGGATTTAATATAGTAGCAGATAGACTTACTCCACAAGATAAGCTAGAGCTATATACACTAGAGAGAAAATTAAACATAAAAAAAGTAGTACCTGCTGTCACTCAGCAACTAATTCTACATAATAGAGTATATTTTAAGCTATGCTTTGATGATAAGATGAAACTCACTAAGATAGTAAATCTATCCCCTGAGAAACTTAGAGTAAACTTAGATAGAAAGAGATATTATATCTGTGATGATTGGTCTAGTAGGATTGGAGTACAGGAGATTAAAAGATACACTCCTACCTGTAGAGATTATGAGCAGTTATTTGTGTATGAAGTAGAATGTATTGGACAGGATTACTATCCACTACCTCAGTATACCTCAGCTCTAAACTTTGCATTCTTATCAGGTGAGCTTAGCTACTTTGCTAAAAGCAATATTCAAAATTCAGTATTCCCTAGCTTTGCTATGATGTTTCCTAAAAGACCTCAGTCTGAGGAGGAGAAGAACATGATAAGAAATACTATTGATAGATTGAAAGGTGCTGCTAATGCAGGTAAAGCTGTGGCTTTCTTTGCTAACTCAGCAGAGCAACTACCAAAAATTGAATCACTACCTACTAATGGAAATGACAAACTATTCCAGGAGGCATCACAATTAAATACTGAGCAGATTTGTTTTAGTCATACCATTGATCCTATCCTTATGGGTATTCGTACAACAGGCTCATTAGGTAATGGCTCAGATATTAAGCAGGCTTATGTTATATTTGAGAAAAATGTAGTAATGCCATTGAGAGACATGGTATCTGATATCTTTAATGAGCTGCTTTTTATAGCTAAGATAGATGCAGATTTCACTATCAATAATTATCAAATTATAAATGAGGCAATAGTAGAGCTTGAGGGAGATCCATCTAAGACTAATGATGCACTAAATACATTGAATCCTGCAATCGCTGCTAAAGTACTAGAGAATATGTCTAAAAATGAAATTAGAGCCTTAGCATCTTTACCTCCTATAACTGATCCACAAACACCAACAATCTGATGCTATACTTTATAACAGAAACCTATCTTAAGAATAACACACCCATCACAGCAAATGTAGATGTAAACAATGTTACTCCTTACTTAGCTACTCAAGCTCAGCTTAGAATCATGCCTATCTTAGGTACTACATTCTATAATGACCTACTAACTAAATACAATGCTCAGACTTTATCACCTGATGAAGAGGATCTAGTAGCATTCATTCAGCCTATTATAGCATGGAGAGCAGCAGAAGATGCTGTCTTTGGTCTATCTCTACAACTTAAGAATAAAGGATTGCAGACTCAGTTTGGAGATAACAGTGCATCTGTAGATAGAGGTACAATAGCATTCAGTATGGAACACTATGCACAAAAGGCTGCATTCTTTGAGCAGAGATTGATTAGATACCTACTTAAAAATAGAGCTTTATATCCTGTATTCACTAGCACAACTAACAAAGATACTGATCTTAGACCTATGATAGATGGATGTGGATGTTACTCTAATGGCTTGCTAGAATGTACAGGCTTATGTGGTAACAATCAAAATGGCTACAACAATTCAATCCTAATAATATGAAGCACTCAGGCATCTTATCATTCTTAGTCTTTGGCTGTGGATATCTTACAGGGATAGCATTAGTATTTGAGCCTGCTTTGTATCTTAAATTTGCAGGAGCTAGTATAATAGGATATCTTAGTTTCATTCTAGCATTACAATGGGAGGGGCAGGAATGAAAGCACAACTATCACTATTACTAATATCTATACAATCAGAACTTTTGACTCTTATATCTATATGCTTTGCATTCTTTTTACCTATCTCAGGCATTCTGATAATGATAGGAGTACTTATAGCTATTGATACTTTTACAGGTATAAAAAAAGCTCATAAATTAAAAGAGAAAATAACTAGCAGAAAGCTATCAGGTATAATTAGTAAGTTAGCACTTTATGAGATAACTGTTATAATGTTCTTTTTAATAGATAGATTTATTCTAAATGATATCATCCTCACTTTTTTTAGTGTGGCATTTATGCTCACAAAGGTAGTAGCATTAGTACTAGCATCTGTAGAGCTAATATCTATTAATGAAAACATTAAAGTAATTTCTGCTAAAAACTTAGACCTTTGGCAAAGTGCTAAAGCATTATTTGCTAGAGCTAAAGAAATTAAAGAGGACCTAAACAAGATAAAAAAATGACTAGATGGGAACTTACATCTAAATATGGTACAGCTAACGTAACAGGGACAGGTTACTTAGTGAAGATTAAACTACCATATCCAATGCGTATAGCTTGGGACTTAGACAGTTCAGTCAATACTATGATGTGTCATAAGCTAGTAGCTGATAATTTTACAGCTGTATTTAATGACTTACTAGATCATTATGGATATGATGAGATAAAAAGATTAGGTATAGATTTATTTGGTGGATGCTTTAACTATAGAAAGATGAGAGGAGGTACATCTCTATCTATGCATTCATGGGGTATAGCTATTGACTTAGATCCTGCTAGAAATCTACTCAAAGAATCATCGAAAACTGCAAGATTTGCAAGACCTGAGTATCAGAAGATGATAGATATTTTCTATAAGCATGGATTTATATCTTTGGGAGTAGAGAAAAACTATGATTGGATGCACTTTGAAATAAAAGAATGATGAGATACTTAGCCATAATATTACTACTCAGCAGCTGCTCTGCACAATACCATCTCAACAAAGCAATTAAGAAAGGATATACCTGTGAAGAGACAGGTGATACTATCAGGATTACTACTTTAGATTCTATCCCTGTTATTATTAATAATGATATAATATGGGAGAAGTTTATCACTACTAAGGATACTATCATAAAATATAATACAGTGTATGTTCCTAAGACTAGACTAGATAAAAAAATAGAATACAGACTAAAAGTTAAAACTATATACAAAGATAGGATAGTAGAGAAAGCACAAGCTAAGGCTACTAGACCTAGAGCTAATGGCAATCTTAGTCTATTATTTGTAGGAGTAGGCATAGGCTTATTGCTATCATATCTCTTTAAATTTGCGAGAGAGAAATATTTGTTCTAAGTTTACACCACTTATGGTAAGAAAAAGACTGTTTTTTGACATTGAAACGAGTTTCAACGTTTCTGTCTGCTGGAGGGCAGGCTATAACCTAACTATTAATCCAGGTGATATCATTCATGAAAGAGCTATTATCTGCATCTGCTATAAATGGGAACATGAGCAGGATGTACAGTTCCTAACATGGGATAAAAAGCAGTCAGATAAGGCAATGATAAAAGCATTCCTTAAAGTCATGGCTCAAGCTGATGAAATTGTAGCCCATAATGGAGATAAATTTGACCTAAAATGGTTGCGTACAAGAGCCATAATACATGGACTTGATGTAATGCCCTCACCTAAGACTATAGATACTCTTAAATGGGCTAGAAAGTACTTTAATTTCAATTCAAATAAATTAGATTACATAGCAAAATATCTTGGAGTAGGTCAAAAAATGGATACAGGGGGATTAGATTTGTGGAAAGACATAGTTTTTAAGAAAGATCAGCAGGCTATGAATAAGATGGTAGACTATTGTAAGATGGATGTCACTGTACTAGAAGCTGTATTCAATAAACTCAATTCCTACACTACTCCATCTACTCATTATGCTGTAATGGATGGAGATGAGAAGTATTGCTGCCCTGAATGTAGTAACTATAATATCTATTATAATAAACAGGTAGTAACTGCAGGAGGTACTATCCATCATTGGATGAAATGTAAAGACTGCAGAAAGCACTATAAAATAAATAATAAAACTTACACAGAATTTTTGAAATTCAAATATAAACACTAACTTAGCACCGTTCCATAATGTGTAGAAAGCAGTTATTAAGCTCCCCAGCCGATAGCTGCTTTTTTTTTGTGNCCTCATGGANGGGTACAAATTGTACCTATCCTTATTTAGAATNAATATAAATTACACTTTTTTATTGCAGTTATAAAACTTTCTATTATCTTTGGCGTATAGTTATCAACAATTAAAACTTATACACATGGACAAAAAAGAAATTATGGAGATTATTTTACTAGAAGAGCAGCAGCTTTGGGCTGTAGCTCAAGATTTTGCAGAACATCTAGGCAGTGAGCATGAAGCTACTGATAGAGCAATGTGCAGATGGAATACTATTTCTAACCTAATAACTAAGATCAATGAAAAAGCTAATTAAGTACTTTACTCCTGTAGGAGCTGAACAGATAGCATTTGCTGTAGCTATGCTTACTGTGACAACTGTAATATTATCAATCTTATTTTTATTCACTTTTTTAGAGCTTATATTATGAACCTTATAGACCTATACAAAAGAGACAATACTTATTTTTCTAATTGGAAAACTAGCTACGATAGTGATGTATACATAGTAGGTACTATTGAGCCATTTACCTACAATGCTACAGAGACTGATGATGAATGGTTATCCCACTTTATTCTAAATGAAACAAATCTTAACCTACTTAAATCTAAGCTATATGACAAATAACATGATCACTCTCTTTCAGCAATTAGATTGGTGGCAGAGACAAGATAGAGGGAGTTTTAACCTAGAGCTTTATATGCAAATTTGCAGAGCTAAACTACTCAGAGATGATAAATGAATTTACACAGCTAGCTATAGAGGTCCAGGATGCTATAGCTAATGGTAATTACACTCACCAAAAATACCTGAAATTCAGAGAGTGGTACTTTAAGAGTTATGAGGGTAGTAAGAGGAATGCTAACAGAGATTTTAAGATGTTTGATTTAATGTATGGCTTAGATGTGCCAATTAAAAATGATGACAATGAAGATATATAAAGTAGT